TGAGGAAATAACCACGGAGCCATTGGCTCCCCCAGAGAGAGTGGTAGACCCGTATGGCAGAAACGCAACGACAGACGAGTTCCAAAGGTGCTGGAAATGCGACAGACTCCTCTTTGAGTCGGCAACGCGCCCATGGAGTATCCGATGTCCTCGGTGTAAGTCAAAAAATAAATCTGGATGAATTTGTCTCTAAGTTAGACTCTCTGAATGGAAAAAAGACTTTGCCTGGGCATGAGTGTGCAATGGGTAAATTGATGAGAGAGTTACCCGAAGCCTTTTCGTCAAAACTCATGGAAACTCTTATCAATCCGTCAGTTGAAGGAACCGCTATAACAAAGGTTCTTGCCGACTATGGGTTCGAAATGAGTTCAAATGTTGTTCGCCGTCATCGCCGTAGGTTGCAGGGCTTAGACGGATGCAAGTGTGAAAAATGAACCTAGATGATGCTCTTGAGAATTTATTAAAAACAACAGAAAACAATACGACTCAACCTATGGAGTCGCGCAAAAGAAGTGCCGAATGGACTCCTGGGGTTTCGTGGGATGGCAATGAAGGCGTAGTAACTACAGAAGCGATGAAAGGTGATACTCACCCAGATTGGTCAGGAGTTCTTCGCATCTGGGGTCTTGACCCCGACAACTTCGCTGTCGTTGAGCCTGTCCTTTTCAATGTGTGGGGGAACACCGAAGGTGCGCTCAACCGCCAATGGAAAGGCAGAGTCGTTCGTAAAGGGGCTAAAGAACGCGCCGATATAGACCATTTGATTCAGGAGATACGAAAGCATAAGCCCAGAGAAAGAAAGCCACTCATTGAAGGTAGCGCTAGTTTAGTTGTAGTTGCCGCAGATTGGCAGGTCGGAAAGAAAGATGGAGACGGACTTAAAGGTTTAGTTGGTCGCTGGCTCCAAGCCATTGACGATGTTGAAGCGCGATACAAAGAATTGAAAAAGATGGGCAGACCTATCGAATCCATAACTGTCCTTTGCCTCGGTGATTTAGTTGAAGGTTGTGATGGACATTATGACATCCAGACTTTTACGGTGGAAGTTGATAGACGAGACCAAGTAAAGATTGCTCGCCGTCTACTTCGAGATGCCCTAATCCGCTGGTCTAAGTTCGCTCCTGAAATCACAGTCGCGGCGATTGGCGGAAACCATGGCGAGAACCGCAAGAACGGAAAAGCCTTTACCACTCTTAACGATAATGACGATGTAGCCCTAGTTGAGTCCGTGGCTGAAATCTTCCAAGCCAACCCAGAGGCATACGGTCATATCAAGTTTGCTATTCCAACAGATTCTCTATCGCTAACAGTTGAAGTAGGAACAAAAATTATCGGAATTACTCACGGGCATCTGGCTCGCGCTGGAGCGGGAGTTGAAGCCAAACTTCGCCGATGGATTGCTGACCAGACACTCGGGCGCAACAAAATCGGAGATTGCGATATTTTGGTGACTGGTCATTATCATTCACTCAAGATGGCAGATTGGGGTGGAGTCAAGTGGCTCCAAGCCCCCGCGTTGGATGGAGGAAGCGTATGGTGGAGTCAATCAACGGGGGAAACTGCGGATGTAGGAATTCTGACATTTGTTGTGTCGGAGCGGGGGATAACAGACCTCCAACTACTTCAATGAACGACCCTAGAGACATAGCCATGTATGCGGCTGAACTCGTCTCTGGAGACCGTCAGGAGGCTTATGGGCATCCCCTAGATAACTTCACTAGGGCGGCTCAAATCTGGTCTGCAATCCTTGGTATAGCCGTTACAGCCGAGCAAGTGAGCCTATGTATGGTCGGAGTTAAGATTGCCCGAGAAGCCCACATTACCAAGCCCGATACAGTCGTAGATGGCATCGGCTATTTCCTAACTTTGGCGATGATTCGAGAAGAACGCGCCCGTAGAGAGAGTTGAATATCTAACTAGGGTTTGATATACTGGTCTTGTCAGAAAGGGGCAAGCCATGAGAGAGTTCAGAATCTCAGAAATCAACATTGATAAGACTCTTATCAAAGCGCAAAAGATTGCTCAGCGCGGTCAAAAGCAAGGATTATCTGGCGGTTTCAAAGTCAGCATCCAAGAGCGCGTGGAGGAAATCAAGGGCGTTGAGTGCCAGTATCAGGTCTTAGTCATTGAAGGCGAGCCACTCAAGTATCAGGGCTGGGAATTCATTGGCGTTGCTGAGTTCGTTGAGGAGCAAGTTCTTCTTCACGGCTTCTCTGATTCAAACCCAATTCAAGCATCAGATGTCAAAAAGGGATATTGCGACCATTGCCAAAAAGTTCGTAACCGTGGCAAGGTCATCTTCGTCAAGAACGAAGAAGGAAAGTTGAGTCAGGTCGGCTCAAGTTGCGTAAAGGACTTTATTGGCTGGACTTTCTATGCGAGCGCTTTAGTTACAGAGGAAGATTTCGCAGAGGAGTTCGGTGGCTACAACTTTGGCGGAGTATCTGGAATCAACACAGTCGGAGTTATTGCTCACGCTATCAAGGCAGTCAGCAAGTTAGGTTATGTGAAGTCCTCTGAGGGAATCTCTACAAAAGACTTAGTATGGGGCGTTCTCAAGAACATTCACCAATACAACGAAATCTGGGCTAAGCATGAAATTGGTGAGGCTGGAGAGGCTGAGTACGAGAAGGCTCGCCAACTTATCGAGTGGGGCAAGAACTTTGAGGGTGATAGTTCATACGCTCAGAATGTTCGCTCCGTCTGCCAGTTAGAGTTCCAAAAGGATTCAACAGTCGGTATCGCGGTTAGCATCCTCAAGGCTGAATCAAACCAGCGTGAGAAGGCAATCGTAGAAAAGGTTGAATTCAAGAAGGAGCAGTTCGCTGAGACAGGTTCCAAGGTCGAGGTCGAGGTTACCGTTGCTGGCTCCAATACTTTCGAGACACAATACGGCTGGACAACATTGTTCACTTTTGTAAACGAGGGTGGCTACCAGTTCAAGTGGTTCTCATCTAGCGGTGCCAATGTTGAAATTGGAGATAAGGTCAAAATCAAGGGAACAGTCAAGGGTTCAGATGAGTACAAGGATGTCTACTCAACAGTCCTTACTCGTTGCAAGTTCGTCTAAATAGCGATGCGATACACTTTGACTAATGTGCGCTAGTCGCCCCAGTTAGTCGTCTTACCTCCGTGTCCATGTGACCTTAGACGGTGTACTTGGGCTACCCATGCGCCGTCAAGGAGGAATAGATGGCTAAGTACCGCGTACTTCAGGGTATTGATTACCCACCAAACAAACGCGCCGAAATTGGCGATGTCATAGAAGATTTACCAGCCACAGCAATCAAGTGGCTACTTGAGTCTGGCGCTATTGAGGATTCCTCTAAGCCAGCAAATAAAGTTGAAGAACCTAAGCCAGAACCAAGCATCGAACCTGTAGTTGAGGCTCCAGTTGAGGCTGAGGTAATTGAAGAAGAAGCCCCTGCAACCACAGATGAGGATGAATAATGCCTACATTTCGCCACGGTAAAAATGTTCGAGTTTTTGTAGATGAGTTTGATTTCTCATCTTATTTCAATGATGTGACTGCATCAACAACAGTTGAGACAGCCGAGACAAGCACCTTTGGCTCAAGCGCCAAAGAGTACATCTCTGGTCTAAAAGATGGAACCGTATCACTTTCAGGTATGTTCGAAGGAACAGCAAGCGTTGGTACCGATAGTTTTTTTGCAACAGTTCTCGGTGGCACAACAAAGGAAAAAGTTATTGTTGCAACCGAAGGTCATTCTAACGGCGCTCGCGCCGTGATGCTTGAGTCCGATGCCACTTCATACGAGGTATCAGGAGCAATCGCAGATGTTGTTCAGGCAAGTGCCGAGTTCCAGTCATCGAATGGTGTAGAACACGGGGTCATTTTGTCCTCTGGTTCAGCCGTTAGTGCAACTGGAAACGGAACAGGCGTGGACAATAGCGCTTCATCAGCCAATGGTGGAGTTGCTTTTCTTTCCGTTCCGACTAATACTCGAAATGGAAATATAACCGTAAAAGTTCAGCAGTCAGCAGACAACTCAACTTTTACAGACTTGGTGACATTCACCGCAGTTACATCAGCCCAAAAGATTTCTTATCGGGTTGAAGTTGCGGCTGGAACATCAGTAGCAAGATACCTGCGCGTGAACTACACGGTTGCAGGTTCCACAGGTAGCGCCACCCCAATCGTGGCTTTTTCAAGGAGATAATAAATGCCTACATTTCGTCATGGTAAGTCCACCGTATTCAAGGTAGACAATTCAGGTGGCACACTTACCGATATTTCAAACACACTTACAGATGTTTCATTCCCTCAAACAATTGAGACCGCCGAAACTACAAGTTTTGGCTCCTCTGCAAAAACCTACATTGTCGGTTTGTCTGACTCAACCGTTTCAGCATCAGGTAACTTCGATGCAACCGTTGATGCTCACCTAGCGGCAATCGTAGGACAATCAGCAACAGTTTCATTCGAATACGGTCCAGAAGGTTCAACTGCTGGACAGGTCAAGTACACAGGTGAGTGCATTATGACTTCTTACGAGAAGTCTGGCGCTGTTGGAGATGTCGTGACATACTCAGCAGAATTCCAAGTAACAGGTGCAGTAACTCGCGGTACTTACGCATAATTAGATAGCAATACAACTTCATAAATCGTGACCAACCTAGTGTCCAAGGAGAAATAAATGAGTCTCAAAGAAACAATCTTTAGTGCCGATGACATCACAAAGGAACTTGTAGAAGTTCCAGAGTGGGGAGTGAAAGTAGAAGTTCGCTCTATGACAGCGGCGGAACGCGCCAAGTTGGGTGAGGGCGCATCTAAGGGCGACAAAACAGATGTCGGTCTTATGTACGCCATGACAGTTATTGCAACTGTCTATGACCCAGCAACAGGTCTACCCGTCTTTACTGACCAAGATAAAGAAGCCATCCTTTCTAAAAATGGCGCAGTAGTTGAGCGCCTTGCTACAAAGGCTCTTGGCTCATCTGGTCTTACAGCGGAGGCGGTAGACGAAGCACAGGCTCGATTTCCTAAAGAATCCTGAGCGTAGATTTCTTTTCGAATTAGCAGAAAAGTTGGGTAGGTCGGTGGCTGAACTTCTTTATGGGAGTCCAGCACACCGCCCCCTTACAAGTATGGAACTAACTGAGTGGACTGCGCTATGGACTCTCAAGGCAAAAGAGCAAGAGAAGGCAGAGCGTAGAGCGAAAGCGAGGCGATAATGGCAGAAACTCCAACCATGGAAGTTCGCGCTCGGCTAACCGCTGAAACAGCACAATTTACACGGGGTATGCAACAGGCTACCCAATCAATGAGTTCATTTACCGCGCAATCATCAAGTATGCGCGGTGCGGTTATGGGCATTGGAGTTGCGGCAGGTGCGGCAACTGCGGCGATAATTGCATTTGGAACAAAAGCATTTATGGCGGCGGCTCGCGTAGATGAATTAGATGTTGCAATGAACGCCGTTGGAAAAGCAACGGGTCTTGGCTATCAGGCAATTAGAGATGCCGCACAAGCAACAAAAGATATGGGCATTGAGATGGAGATTGCTCAGCAATCAGCCATCAAGTTTGCACAGAATAACCTAAAATTATCCTACGCTTCAGATTTGGCTAGAGCGGCTCAAGACCTTGCTGTTGTATCTGGTAAAAATTCTACTGATACATTCAACATGCTTACTCACGCTGTTATTACGGGTCGAAGTGAAGTTCTAAAATCAGTTGGTATTCAAAAATCTGCTGGGCAGATGTATGAAAGTTTTGCAAGAAGCCTTGGAATTAGTGCCAGCGCATTGACTTATCAGCAAAAGCAACAAGCAGTTGCTACTGGTGCGCTTGCTGAAGCGGCGAAGGTTGCTGGAGTTTATGAAGCGGCGATGGATAGTCCTGGCAAGGTACTTCGTTCTTTTGCCCGTATCCACAACGAAATTCAAGTTGCAGTTGGCGGAGTCTTACTAAAAGCATTTGGTCCAATGATAAAGGCTCTTTACGACCTTGAGAAGAATGTATCAAAAGCCTTTACTAATAGCGAAAAGTTGAAAAATGTATTAGCCGCATTGCAAATGGTATTTGTAAAACTTACTGCTCCCATTACGGCATTTTTGACTAAAATGAGTGATGTTGTAAAGAAATTTACTGAGGCTAAAAGCCCAGTTGAAAATTTAGATGGAACACTCAAGAGTTCACAAACTGCTATAACTGCAATGGCTGAAAAGTTTGAAATGCTACTTCCCGTTCTTGCGGCTGTTGGTTCGGGCTTTGCTGTTATGGCTGGAAAACAATTATTTGGAATGGTTCCAGTTTTAGGCTCCGTGATGAGTAAATTGTCTCCTTTACCAGTTGCCCTTATTGTTTTGGCTCTTACATCAACACAGGTTAGAAATGCCATGTTGAATCTTATTAGTGCCTTGAAACCAATTCTTCCTATATTTGTTCAACTTGGTAAGATTATGGGGCAGGTTTCAGTAGTTGCAGTTGCTCTCTTAGCAAAAGGAATCAACCTTGTTGCGGGGGCAGTTCGCGGAATCATTTCTTTTGTTCAGACCAATATTGCTTTGTTCAAAAATCTTGCAATTGTTATTGGAATTCTTGCAATTGGATATGCTGGTTACCGTGCCACAATTTTATTGACTACTGCGGCTACTTGGCTTTGGGGAGCGGCTACAACAGCCGTAACTGTTGTTACACAGGCTCTAACGACAGCAGTAAGAATTCTCAATACAACAATGGCGTTCAACCCAATCCCCTTGGTAATTGGTGCAGTTATCGCCCTTATGGTTGCTTTTGCATACCTAATCAAGACCAATAAAGATGTAGCCAAAGTAGTTGGCATTGTATTCAATTTCATCATAAAAACAGTAATTTATGTTCTGGCTTATATTGTCAAGGCTATTGGTTATCTACTAAAGGCTTTTGCAACATGGATTCGTGTTCTTGGTTTTGTGGCTGAAGTTATAGCCAAGGTATTTGAATTCATTATTGATGTAATTCTTAGTTACTATCAATTCCAACTCAAGGTAATAAAGTTTATTGTAGATGCTTTTATCACCCTTATGGAAAGCCATGGAGTTCTTTATGATGTAGTCAAGGCTATATTCAATGGAATTATCAAGGTTATCTCTTTAGTTGTTGAAGGAATTATACGGGTTCTTGCATTTGTTATTGGTGTAATTGCAGACTTAGTTGGAGCCTTCAATGATTTATTTGGTGGAGTCAAAAAAGTATTTTTAGCCATTCTTTCTGTTATCGGAAATGTTGGAGAAGGAATTTTTGGTCTCCTATCAAACATTGCTGACGGAGTTGGAAAATTTTTAGGTTTTGTTTTTGATAAATTGACTGGGTGGATTAGGGCGCTGGCGGCATTATTTGAATCAATTCCATTAGTCGGTCAAACTATTGCTAATGGTATTCGAAGTGGACTAAATGCTGGTAAAGCATTGGTGACTGGTTTTGCATCTACTTTAGTTGGCTTCGGAAAAACGGCATTTGATGGAATTGTTACAGGTGTAGAAAAAACAGTAAATTCTATTAGCGGAATCGGTGCGGCTGTTGAAAGCGGTCTAAGAGCAACAGAAAAAACTCTTACAAAATTTGCCGTAAAAGTTGAAGAATTTGGCAATAAAGATAACGGCGCAAAGATTCTTGAAGTTATGGTTGCTGGTGCAAAAATGGCATCTGGCGCTCTTGGGAAAATGATTGATGTTATCCAAGATGTAAAAGACTTTGATTTTGCTAGAACAGTTGGAGACTTTATCAATGGCATCGCTGATAAGGCTGATGCGGCGGGTGAGTTCCTTATTGGTCTTTCTGCATCAATGATGGAATTTGCAGATAACACAGATTTTGCTTCAGCAGTAGGAGATGGCATTGAAGGTTTTATCAACAAGATAAAAGAGAGCCTCAAAGAAGGTCTTGGCTTTGGCGATATTCTTGCTGAAGAAAAGAAAAAATATAACGAAGCATCTAATGTTGGCTCCGATGCTGATAAAGCGGCTGAAGATGCACTCAAAGCGGCGGAGCGTATGAAGTCTATCCGTGAAGCAATGCAAGCGGGTATTGACTCAATCAAGGGTGTATTAGATGACCTTCGCAAAGCATCAGGTGAGTTTGCTGATTCTCTGAAAGACACAATCATGGGTTTTGCTGGTCTCAAGAGTATTGAGTTGCCAGATGGATTTATTCCAAAGGCTAAATCTCTTATTGAGAATATGCGCCAACGCCTTGATAAGAGCAACCAGTTTGCTCAACAGATTGCAACACTTCAAGCGATGGGCTTGGATTCAGGCGCTCTCAAAGACATCATTGAATCTGGACCAGTCAAGGGCGCTCAACTTGCGGCATCAATTCTTGGTGGCGGAGCAGAGGCTATTTCACAAATCAACGCTCTACAAAAGGCTATCTCGTTTTCAGGTGCGGCAATTGGTCAATACGGTGCCGATGCGGCGTTTGGCGGATTGATTGGTAATGCTCAAACTCAACTCGCTCGAATTACTGAGGCTGACCTTGCTACACGCGCATCAGGTAATAATCAGTTCATCCAGCAGGGTGCTTTCCAAGTTGTTGTCAATACTTCAGGTGCTAAGAACACAGAAGAAGAAATCAAGATGATTACCGATAAGATTGAACAAACATTTGCAATCTTGGCTAAGGAATTGGCGGCTAAATAATGGCTGAATACACACTTTATCCAAACGCTAACTGGAATGGCGATACTTTATTTACTGGTACAGGCGGTACTGATTATGCCGTTTTAGCAGATAATACTGATGGTACTTATTTACAGCGTACAAGCACAACAGTTCCAGCCTCTTATGAGGCTGAGTTCGAAACTACAACATTATCGGCTGACGAAACAATCACTTCAATAAATCTTTTTGCTCGAATTGCATCATTAGCGGCAGATTCTCTTGCTCAGTTTAGCCTTGGGGTAATCACAGACCGTAATGGTCGTACCGTTACTTATGGCATCCCAGTTTCAAAGCAGGGCATAGTTACAGCAACTACTTATGACTTGGGTATCAAACTTACGAGCGCTCCAAACGGTGCCTCATGGACACAAACGCTCCTCGATAATTTAGTAGTCAAATTTACAGATGGTGCTACAGGCTCAACCGTAACCCCTCCAAGTCCAACAAACAGAACTACCCTTTACAAACTTTACGCAGTAGTGACAACGGCTCCACGCCCAACAGTTACAGTCACCGCACCTTCTGGAACAATTACAGACACATCTTTTCCTTCAGTTACATGGACTCCAGTATTTTCTGACGGTAGCCCTCAATCCGCATACGAAATCAAAATTTTTGATTCAACTACCTACGGTGGAGCAAGTTTTAGCGCTGATACATCTACTCCAACTATCGGTACTGGAATTATTACATCCACCAATAACGGTCAAACTCTTGAAGGCGACCTAGCCAATAGCACTACATATCGAGCCTATGTTCGAGTTGCTTCTCTTGTGAACGGTATAAATTATTTTAGCGCTTGGGCTTATTCTCAGTTCACTTTATCTATTGATTCTCCAGCAACCCCCACAGTATCGGCTTTCTACGATTCAACTACAGGTGCAGTTACCGTAACAATTTTTGGTCGTACAAACGCTCTGTCGGCAAACCAAGCATCTATTGAAACAAACACAACTGGATGGGCGGCGGTCACAAACTGCTCTATCTCTCGTAGTACATCGCAGTATTCAAGTGGTACCGCCTCATTAGCAGTTCTTTCTGGTTCTGCTGGAGATATGACCGCATCCACTACTACGGCTACTAAGTTTGCAGTTACGGCGAACAATAAGTTCTCCGCTACCGCTGAGTTCAGGGCTGGAACCACGGCTCGCGCTTGCTCTGTAGGAATCATCTGGCTAAATACAAGCGGTACAACAATCTCAACAGTTTTTGGAACAGCAGAAAATGATTCATCGAGTGCGTTCAATGAGTGCAATGTGTCTGGCACGGCTCCAGCAACAGCAACTCACGCTCAAGTAATTGTCAAAGTTGCAAGCGCTGGCGCTGGTGAAACTCATTTTGTGGACAAAATTGCCTTCCATGCAGGTGAAACTCCATTCTGGACACGCGGAGGATTTCAAACATTTTCTTTTGTAGTTGAACGCTCAGAAGATTCTGGAGCCACATATACAGAAATAAGAAATAGTCCAGTAACAGCATCCGCATCGCAGATTGCTACCTTAGATGATTATGAAGTTCCTCTTGATACAACCGTGACTTACCGTGCGAAGGCGAGGGCTGAAATCTAATGGCTGTTCTTTCATCTGGCTATGTATCAACAGAGCCAATCCAGATTACGAATCCTAGGGTTTGGTCATTTACCGCTATTGAAAGCCCCACAATCAAGGTGCGCTCGCTTCGAGTTCAGCAACCTTTGAATTCACAGATTGTGGAATCCTATGGGCAATTCAAACCCCTTGGAGCATCCAAGACCATTGTTGTTGCCACCAGCATTTATGGAATTGATGGCTCGTATGAGTTCACCACGCAGGGCGAGGATGAGTGGGATGACCTTTATCCAGTTCTAACTTACCAAGGCGTTCTTCATGTCCATGACCCGCTAGGTCGTCAAAAGTATGTTCGCTTTGTGGATAGAACTTGGACAGAAATTGGACCAATTGCAAACCTCATCCGCAATGCCAAGGTCAATTACTTTGAGGTAGGCGCTCCATAATGTATCCCGTAACTGACACATTCCTTTCGTCAGTTCGAAAGTCTCACATATCTAAAATAAAGGTAGAGATTTACGATACGGCTAATGGAAACATTTTGAGTACAGTCTCCCCAATAGCAGGGGAAGTAACGATTGACAGTCGCCGTTCTGTCCGTAGGCAATGCTCTCTTGAGTTCGTGGATAGCGATGGAACCCTTGTTCCAACCAACAATCGTTCAGCCGTTCTTTTGCCCTATAACCGTGAAGTAAAGATTTATCGAGGGGTTCAATATCAAGATGGAACCGAGGAATTGGTGCCTTTGGGTGTTTTCCAACTTACAACCGTAGAAGTCTCAGATAGCCCCCAAGGTGTCAAGATTGCAGTTCAAGGCTCCGACAGAAGCCTACGAGTAGCAAAGGCTAAATTTACAAACCATAGTTTTTACATTGATGATGCAACTCCAAAAGAAACAGCAATTGCTCAAATTCTCAAAGACCGATACCCAAATGTAAAAACAGATTTTCCAGCCACAAGTCAGGTAACCACTATTATCTATCCGTCTCTTGACCAGTCCTCTGACCCTTGGAGAGAATGTCTCAAGATTGCGGAGTCGGCTGGCATGGACTTGTACTTTGATGAAAACGGCACGGCTCGCATGAGACCAATTCCAGACCCAGATTTAGGTAAGGCTTTAGTGGAGTACACAGACGGCGAGGATTCAGTTCTAACCCAATTGGGTCGTAACCTTTCCAGCGATGAGTCCTATAACCATGTTATCTACACAGGTGAGGGAACAAACCTGACTATTGGAGTTATTGGTGAGGCTTTTGACAATAATCCATCCAGCCCTACCTATGTGACCACCTACGGCTCGGTTCCTTTATTCAAATCCTCTCCTAATATCCTGACCGTTGCCGAGGCTACGGAAGCGGCTCGCGCTGAGTTGAAAAAGGTCATCGGGGCATCCGAGAAAATCACATGGGACCAAATTGTGAACCCAGCCCACGATGTCTACGACTTGGTGAAGATTGTGCGCTCGGCATCTGGAGTAAATTCCACCTTGATGCTAGATGCAATTTCCATACCTCTTGCGGCGACATCTACAATGAACGCTGTCGGCAGAAGTAGGAGATTCTAATGGACTTGAGTTATCTGGTAAATCAAATCAAGGGTGCGGATACTTTCCCAACTCTCAGGCTCCGTCAGGCTTATGTGGTTGCTCATCACAACAGCCCAAAAAGAGTGGATATTCAGATTGCTGGAGATACAAACACTTTACCATCGGTCAAATATTTACACAGTTACGCGCCACAGGTGGGGGATACGGTTTTTATCCTGACAAATGGCGCTGATGTCTTGTGCCTCGGAGACTTGGCATCATAACCTGAGTTGATAATCCCATAGGTTATTATTTATACATCTAGTAGAGGAGTTTACAATGAACGCACAGCAAAAAGCAATGCTCGCATCTTATGGTCGCTCATTCTTAGCGGCAGTTACAGCAACTTTCATGGCAACAGGGGGAGACCTGTTCGCTCTTGATGCAGATACAGCCAAGGCAATCTTGGCTTCAGGCATCGCGGCTATTTTGCCCGTTGCACTCCGCTACATCAATAAGCAAGACCCAATGTTCGGCAGAATCGCTGAAGTAGTAGCGACTGAGGGAATGAAGAAACTTACAAAGAAGGCACCTGCTAAGAAGGCTGTCGTAAAGAAGTCGGCAAAGTAATGGCAGAAAAAGGCTCAGTTGAACTTTTCCTTCAAACAGCCTTTGCAGAAATTGGCACCATTGAAGGTCCGAAGGATAACGAAACTAAGTACGGCGCTTACACAAAGGCTAACTTTCTGCCTTGGTGCGGAAGTTTTGTCATGTGGTGCGGTAACGAAAGCGGCGTAAAGATTGTAAATACCATCTCAACTCTTGCTGGTGCGACCGCCTATCAAAAGGCTAAGGCTTGGCAGGATGCAGAAACCGCAACACCTCAGCCTGGAGATATAGCCTATTTTGATTTCCCCTCAGACGGCGTGGACCGTATCAGCCATGTGGGAATTGTTTTGAAAGATAACGGTGACGGAACAGTTACCTGTATCGAAGGAAATACCAGCCCCGACAAGAAAGGTGACCAGCGAAACGGTGGACAAGTTGCCAAGAAGGTTCGCGCTTACAAAAAGAGCGCTAAAAAAGGATTACCTCTTGCAGTTGTCGGCTTTGGTCGCCCTAAGTTCAAAGGATAATCATGTCAGAACACGAACCAACCCTCGGGGAAATCATGCGTAGACTTGATGACCTGACCACGGAAGTCAAGCAAATCAATACCACTATTGGTGAGACTTATGTACGCCGTGATGTTTACTCGTCTGATTCTGCTCGCTTCCAACAGGCAATGGAGTCAATCCTTGACCGAGTTGAAAAGATGGAGTCTCGCTCTGAGTGGGTGGTTCGTACTGTTGGCGCTCTTATCATCGCCACGGTTGTCGGCGCTTCAGTCTATGTTGGGCAAATCATCGGCTTGTAGGACTTGACATACCCAACTGGGGGTGTGTATCCTCTCGCTATGAGAGGAGCAACATGACAACACAACCAGAAATCAATGAGTTCGACAATCCCGCTGTATCTTCAATCTCAGCGGAAAACGAGGGCTTTGTCGTTGATAACGACCAAAAGGCTGATTGGGCAATTCGCAAATTAGCAGTCATTCGGCGTAAGCAAGCCGAGAATAAGTCTATCTACGATGCAGAGGTTATCCGCATCACGGAATGGCTTTCAACGGTCAATACAGCCCTAGACCGAGATGCCCTGTACTTCGAGGCAGTTCTCACACCATACGCGCTTCTACAGCGCTCTGAGGGTCGCAAAACAGTATCTTTGCCCCACGGCACACTCAAGACTACGGCTGGTCAGCAACACATTGAGTTCAACGATGAATCTAAATTCATTGAGTGGGCAAAAATAAATGACCCATCACTTCTAAGAATCAAAACTGATGTAGACAAATCTGCACTCAAGGCTTTGATTACCGAAGAAGGTGTGGTAATTTCAACCCAAGGTGAAATTATTCCAGAAGTCAAGGTTATTCCAGCCGAAACTTCAGTCAAGTTCGTAACCGAGTAGAGAGAGAAACAAATGCCAGAAACCAAAGTAATGTCAATCGCCCAAGCACTCAATGAAGTGATGAAGGAAGTTGGCGCAGTCAAGAAGAATGACCGCAACGCATCCCAAGGATTCAATTTCCGTGGCATTGATGCAGTTGTAAATGCAGTCTCACCAGCGCTTCAAAAGCATGGCGTGATTGTCGTGCCGTCAGTTGAAGATTATGAATATGCTTCAATTGAAATCGGCAAGAATCGCACAGTTATGGGTCATGTGAAAGTAAAAGTGACCTACACATTTATCGGCGCAGGTGGCGATGCAATCAAAGCCACGGTGGTAGGTGAAGCGATGGATGCAGGAGATAAGGCAACTGCCAAGGCAATGTCCGTAGCATTTCGCACAGCACTCCGCCAAACACTATCGCTACCAACTGATGAGCCAGACCCAGACAGTCAAAGTTACGAGCGTTCTGAAAAGGTCGTAGTTGATACCAAGATGCTTGCAACCGCAATCGCTGAAGCATCTGATTTAGAGACACTTGCAAAGTTGGGTGCCTACATCACAAAGTACAAAGATGCTATTGAACCAGCAATTCTTGAGACTCTACGAATTTCATTCAAGGAGGCTCAGAACCGTGTTGGCACTTCCCCAGTAGTTGAAACTTCAACCACCAAGGAGTCAAGCGATGACACAGTTAGCGTTTCCTGAAGTTCCCTATAACGGTACATCGGGCTGGTCAGGTTCAGATTCATCTGAGGAAAGAGCGAGAGTTCAAGATTCGGATGGAACTACAGGTAAGCGCCAAATCGAGGCGCTTACCTACCTAGCCAGTCGTGGTAGACACGGCGCGACATGGAAAGAGTTAGCCGATGGGCTAGGACTTCACCATGGGTCAGCATCGGGTGTATTGTCCGTTCTCCATCTGACCGAGCGAGTTGCGAGATTGAAAGAAACTCGTAATCGTTGCAAGGTTTATGTGTTACCAGAGTTCGTGCATGACCGAAAAATAGAATTGCGCCAAAAAAAGAAATCGTGTCCGAATTGTGGGCATCACTTCTAAATCTTGAGGAGAGAAAATGACTTGGGTAAAGATTGATGATTCGTTTCCTGACCATCCAAAAATAAAAGGATTGAAGGATGATGAGTTCAGGTTGTATATGACGGCTCTTTGTTATTCAAGTCGCTATCTAACTGATGGCGTAATCCCGTTGAACATCATTCGAACTTTCATCGAATCTCGCTCCAAGTCGTCTCGAATCTCTGCTCTAGTTGATGCGAACCTATGGGAAATCGTGGATGAAAACATAGTCATTCTGTCCTATTCTGAGTATCAATTTACTAAGGAGAGGATAGAAACTGAGCGTAAATTAGCATCTGAGAGGATGGCTAAGTTTAGAGGGTTACGGCGAACAGATACCGTAACAAAGAGCGAAGTTCACCCGCCCCATACCCATCCCATACCCATACCCATACCCA